AACCTTTTACAACAGCCCAAAAGTCATCATTGATGATGCTCTTTTGAGAAGCCAAGATAAACGGCTCCATAATGGAGTCAGTACCTTGAATTTTTTTCTGGTTGATCAACGATCCCACGGGACGGGCAGAGGACATGAGCCAGTCATATAGACCGTATGTCTTGGTTCCGCAGGCCTTTAACTCCATATTAGTGGTCATCAAGGACTGCATGTCCCGATAATGATCATCTGATCCACTGCCAGATTTAAAAATACTTAGCAGCCCATTTGGAGTAGCGTATGCAATGTTGGAACGAGTGATCGTTCCACATGAGTCGTAGTTGTTTGAGACGGCGACCTTGCAACGATCCCCTTGATCCCCAAACAATTGTGATTGTGATGGCATAATATAATCCTCCTTAAAGGTGGGAAGATTTTATTAACCCCACAATAAATTCGCTAATTCTTTTTCTTGTGAGGAAATCTCTTCTGTGCCAGTGGTCAAATTCGGGGAGTTAGCCTCTTGCACGGCAGACTCTGGAGACGCAGGTTTATTGACTGTTTTAGACTTTTTAGTTTGTTTGGTCTGCGAGGTTTTCCCCGCACTAGGAACTCCATATCTTTCAAGCATCTTTCTTGATTGCTCTATATCAGCGTTAACAGTCTGAGATATTTCTTTAACCAATTCGTTTTTGAGTAGCGTAGAATCTATAGTCCAGTGCCTTTCTTTATCTGCATTAGACATTCGATTGAACTCTGAGTTAGTGGCAAATGACTTGCCATTCCATGTCTGACTAGAAGCAGGCAAACTCTTAACATACTGCTCCCTGCCCTTTATAAAATCAGAAACATACTTATGTGTTTCGTTTCTTGAATTTGGAGTGAATGTTCCGCTTCGACTCTTGTTCTGTTCTATCTCATACACCATTGTACTAATAGTCTCTGCTGCCTGTGATATCTTATCAAATACAAGAGGATCAGTTTTCTCTGCTTCTTCCAAACCTTTCTCATCTATAACCTTCTCCATCTCTGGAGAAACTTGAGCAACCATTTCTTTAATAGCAGTCTCAGCAGTTTCTCTTGCTTTAGGCTGTGACTCAGTTCTTCGAGAAAGTTTATCTTCTAATTCCTCTATCTTATTCTGATACTTTTGTTCTACCTCACCAAGAACATCAGCCATATCCACTCTTTTTTCAGCTTTCTTAAAATCTTTCTGTGTGTACTTAGGCTCATATCTTTCATAAAAAGCTGCGTGTTCCTCCGATTCTGGGTCAAAATCTTCATCAGGATTTTTAGCCATCCAATCCTGCTGGTACTGCTTAGATGAATCAACAAAGTCAGCAAACTTTTTACTAATGCCTTTGTACTTATCAGGGTTAGACTTTTCCATCTGATTAAAGATCTCGTATGTTCCTTGATCTTCTTCATCTAAATCAATTGAATCATTAGTCGGAGTTTGTTCAACCTTGTTATTTGATTCATTTTGCTTAAGGGCTTCTGCTGCTGCCTGACCAGCAAGCTTAGCCATATCCTCATAAGAAGGTGCTGGTTCTTTTTTCTTTAACCTTTTCTTTGGCTTCTCTTCCGCAACAGGTTCTTCTGTCTCTTCCTCTTGATCTTCTTCAGGCGATTCTTCTTCGACCTCTTCTGTTTCGGTGGGTGGGTTTTCTCTTTCCGCTTTGGTTTCCATCCCCATCATTTTCCTTAATTCAAGAAGATTGTTTTCAACCTCCTCTTTAGGCTCTTGTTCAGTTTCTTTTTCAGGATCTTCTGTTTTTAATTGATCATTGGTTTCCCCAGTATGTTCAATTGTATCTGGAGAAACAAAATCCAAATGCTTAACATTAGGATCGTTTCTATCTGCACCTGATGCAGTTTTGTCAGTTTCCATTGATCCCTCAACTTCGATTCCTTGACCGAGTTCCAGTATTGGTTTTGGTGGTAATTCAGGCATAAGTGTCTATGTTTGTATCTATTTCCAATTGTAATTTATAGAGTTCTTTTTCTGGTTGAGAGTACTCACCCAAAATCTTTATAAATGATATTAACTCTGCCGCTTTTTTAACGTGGTCATTAACTTCCCACGCTCTATCTGATAGATGATTAAGGCTGGCCTCTTTTCCAGCCATAGCTTGATTGTATGCGATTTCGTTCAGGACGTACTTCCTAAACAGTTTTGATTGCGGTGATTGAAGCCACTGTTTCACATCAGCAACCTCTCGATCAGTTGTTGTGTTTTTTGTGTAGTTAATCAAACTGAATCAAGTGCAGTTGGAGGTGGTGGTTCTGGAGATAAATTCTGACCACCTACTTGTGCTGCTATTTGCTCTATAACTTGAGCCTGCCTTAGTAACTGATTTGCATTAGCATCTGCCTGACCAGCTAACTGTTGTGTTACCCCGTTGACATCCGTTAGAACTTGTTGCCTTACAGCTTCACTATTCTGTGCTAACTGTTCTGCAACTTGTTGTTGAATTACCTGTGCTGCCTCTTGAAGCTGCCCCATCATTTGTTCTTGGATAGCAGCAACATTCTGTCCCGCTCCTTCTCCTTGTTGTTCTTGTGCTGCCTGCAACTCCTCTACAGACTTAGCCATCTTCAACCTGAAGTCTCTCGGAACACCTGACAGTTCAAATATTTGATTAAGCAATCCAACGGCCTGTTCTGGTCCAATCACTTGAGCAACCAAAGGATTACCCATTGCCGCACCAAATAACTGAGCCATGACGTTTGCACTGGCTGGATTATTAATTCGATCCATTCCGTCACGAACTGACGAAAAGGATTCCAAAGAAATAGCTGTCTTATCTTTCACGGCAACAACTGGTTTAGATGTAATGCCTTCGTCAGCATCTTCAACTGTGAAACCAAGCCTCTCTAGTCTCTCTCTGGTAACAGGAGTCTGTAACTGAGCATAGAACTCAGGTTCACCATATGCCATTAGACCATTATATATTTGGTTCTTCCATGCATAGACTGCCCTGTCTACTGATGAACTTGTAAATTGTAATCTATTACTTGTGTAACTAGCTATGCTTCTTACTTCTTCAGCAGTTTGCTCGTGGGAAGCCGCTGCTCCCACCTCCTGAGCAGATAGAACAAGAACACGCTCAAGTATATCCAAGATGCTTCTGACTCCATTAATAACCTCCGTTGTATTTTGTTGTGGAAATTTAAATGATGTAAATGCTTTCTCTGGGTCGTGTTGTCCAACCCTTGCTTTACGAGACGAATAGCCAACAAAGTTCAATGTACTGTACATGTTCTGGCCAGCATCATTGATATCTTCAACTGTATCACCTCCAACCTGATCCTCATCAACAAAGGTCATGTTAGTCAGGTTCTGTTTTATGCTTAAAAGATATTGAGTGAGTAAGTTACCAACATGATCTTGAAAAGGTAGAATCTCCAATGACAATGAAGGATTAACTGTCTGCAACTCATTACTGTCGTACCCATAATAAACTACTGGGCAATATGGAAGTGGCTCTGCATAAATAACTGTATCATCTTGAGCCACACAAAATCGGAACCAAACATCATGATCGTAATCAAATAACCCCATTTTCTTAGGGTTAAGTTTTTCAAAGTATTCTGTAACTAAAACAGAGTAGTCATCATGTTCTGAAGTGTAGAATTGAACGTCCTTCTCCCTGTCTAGCAACAAAGCTCCAGACTCTTTTTGCAAAAACTTAACAGTACCTGAATAACCTGAGTTTACATACAACCCAAAGTTGGCATTGCTAGTAAGCCAGTCAATACTTCCAGCAGCAACCTTATCAGTGTTATAATACATCTTGTTATTTGCCACTTCTCCATATCTCTGTATAGCCCAATAGCCACTAAATTTACAGCCAGTATCAGAATTAAAACTAGAAGGTCTATGTGCTATATCCCAAAAAGTTCTAGCTGGGTGAGGAGTGTGATATCTAATACCTTCCTTTGTATATATTTCTTTTTCTCCACCATCTTCATCTCTAACTGTTTGTTTTTCACTGTGCCAAGATTCTTTTGGAAACTGTAAACAATAACCGTAGTGAAGCATTTGAAATATACTTTGAGAAAGAACGCTGGAATAGTCGTACTGTTGTGAAATAATTTGAACCCGATCAGTTACGATCTCCCCTTTAACTCTATTTTGCTGAGTGCTCTTGTGAGGTTCATACTTAAACAAAGGAACTAAATTTCTATCGTTAAATATACGAGCCCATCTAATTGTCACATAAGCCTTAACCAATGGAACAAATATCTGATAGAACCTTGGAAGGTTTAACGCTTGAGTAGTCTCACCTTTTGCAGATACATGATCCTCAATCAAATGTGAAACACCCCAACTATCTAAAGCTTCTGCTACCGACTTATCATCACCTTTTTTAGAAACAAGACTATGAAGTAATGTAGGAGAGATCTGTCTAAGTGGTGCATTCCAAGCGAGATCTAAAGCATAATATAATTTATGATCACGAAGACTTCTGCTTACCCCTTCCTGAATGCGATTACGCATTCTACCAATCAACTTCTCAATCTTTTCTGGCTTATTCTCTGCGGTAAACACAGATCTCATCTTCTCTTGTGAGTATCCGCGATCCTTTAAAATATCTAAATCTATCATATTAATACTGGCTTTCCTTTATTCTCAGCCTCATCGACTGCCTTTTTTAATCTATTGTATCTCTCCTTTAGTGAACTTTGTCCGTAAAGTTTTAAAAACATTTTAACAGGAACCCCTTCTTCAAGTTTTCCTGTTGCGCCTTTATATTGGCCAAATACAACAGTTCCCTTCTCCAGATCGAACTCAGGCTTTAGTTTCTTTATGTGGATAGAAAAGGAATATCTCCCTTGTTTATCCTTATTAACTAATACCTTGAGGTTATCCTCTATTGCTTCTCGCATTAAGCTAACGCTTCAGGCTCATCCGTCTCGTCTGTTTCTGGAACTTCGAACATGTAGTCTTCAATATCCACTGTATCGACTTTTATTTCGACACCTTCTGGACTAATAGAAGAAATACTGCCTGACACATTTTCCAGAACAACAGAATTATTAACTGCGTATGAAGACATTAAATCAGCAAACTCTTCATAGCCTTCTTTCGTTAAATCTATTGATACCGTGATCATAAAATTATTATGTACTGCTGCTAACAGTACACCCTGAAACGACTATGCTAGTTTAATATTTATTGTCCAGCAATTTGATAGCTTGGAATGCAATTACCGCGACACTAATATCGCGGAGCAATGAGCGAAGATGATGGTGGTGTATGGATGCCACGACTTAGTCCTAAGCAGTACGAAATATTTAACTGCTATGGTCGATATGTATTAGTATCTGGCCCTCGTTATTCAGCAAAAACATGGGGAGTACTTCAGCGACTTATGCGACACGCATGGGAAACCCCATCTGCTCGTATAGGTGTGTTCACTAACACGCTTAAAAATGCAAAGGTTGGTGTCTGGGATTTGCTGTATCAAAAGATTGTACCCGAATGGACTGAACAACTTGAAGGGTGCGAGCTTGTAACCCCTATGAAGATGGATGGAGCCACCCGAATGGAGCATTTTAGGATTAGTAATATGCATGGGGGAGACTCTGAATTTCAGCTACATTCTCTTAAAATAGAGGACGAAATAGCCCAAAAAGTTAAAGGAACAGTGTTTTCCTGCATATTTGTATCCGAGCTTACAAACTTTAAAGAAGATTATGTATTCCGTTTTCCAAAGGGTCAGCTTCGTATGCCTGGTGTACCTTATGATTCTCATATGTGGATAGCAGATACCAACCCTTGCGAGGAAGAAGGTCAGGATTTTTGGGCATATAAAATATGGTACGAAGAAGCACAGCGAGATGACCACCCAAATCCTGATTACCAAAAGAATTTAACACTGATAGAGACAAAAGTTGCGGATAATACATTCCTAGACCCAAGGGAGTTTGAGGATTTAAAAGCCACCTTTGCACACGACCCAGATTTGTATGCCTCTTACGTTGATGGTAAGTGGGTAGAAACATCCAAAGATAGTTTCTTTACTGGTGTGTTTGCATCTCGTCATGTAGGTGGAAATAACGAAGGTAAATTTGAAGATTGGGATGTATTACTTCCAGATGAAAACACAGATGTTCTCTATACTGGTTGGGACTTGGGAGATAAGAACCACGCAGCGGTTATTATGGAAAAAGTTCTTACAACCTCTGGTCCAGTATTTAACGTGCTAGATGAATTAGTCATTATTGACGGGGAAGTAACAATCGAGGACTTTACAATATCATTTCAGGAAATGATGCGTGAATGGGAAGAGGTAGCTGGAAAAAGATTTCAATGGATTCACTGGTCTGATGCAAGTGCAGTTGACCGATTTAGATCTGCTGCTGGAACTTGGGACTCAATGATAGTCTCAAGAGTAACAGGTGGGGAGATTGTTCTTAGTCCGTGCCCTAAGTTCGCTGAGTCTGTAAGGCTCCGTGTGATGCTTACAAAACAATTACTAACCGAGGGGAGGTTAACATGTTCCGTGCGTACTGAAGGGCTTATAGAGAGCTTAAAAGGTGGGCTGAAGAAGACTAAAGGTAGAAGTAAACGCACTTATGTTCGTAACAACAAACATAAGCACGTTTGGGATGCTGCGACCTATTGCATTCTTGGCGAAATGTTTAATGAAATTCAGATAGGAGACCATTCACCAGCAGCTAAATTACTTAGACTCTAATGCCTTAAGTTAAATGCGGTGGTTCAGGGCTTTCATCTCCCCCGTCCAACATGTCGTTTAATGAATTTTTTGCAAATTCAGCCATTCCTACTGCCGTTAAGCAACCCCCGTAGAATCTAACTGAAATAAAATCATCATCATCCATTTGGTCACTAGCTAAAACTAGTAAAGAATTATGAAAATGTTCCCCAAGAAGAGTGCTTATCTTCTTGGACACTTCTTCTTGGGTTTTTGTCATTTATATTTTATTTGGAATTTAGGGTCTTCCTTTAAACTTCTTCTCATTTTTTTATAAGGATTGTTCCCTGCCTTATCAATTGCAGCTTTTCTAGATGAAGAACTGCGATCATAAAAATCTAATGCAGCAGCCTCCTTCTTTACATTTTCCATGTATCTTCTTCTTTGAGTTGGAGTCATGGATTCAGCTATACCTGTTTTCCTTCTTGTGGTTGAAGTTCTTTTTTTAACAGGTCTTTTAGCAAATGCTTTTGCATTGTCTGCTTTCAGCCTAGAAACGCGTCTAGCTAATTCAGTCTTTTTTGTTACTTTCTTTTTTACAGCCATATTATTTACCTACTTTTTTCATAGCTATCTTATGAGACTCACCAAATGTCTTACCTTCAGACATAAGTTTTTTCATAGTAGACATATGCTTTTTAGTATGATGAACAGAATGTTTCTTTAAAGTATCCTCTTGCCTTTTGGTTAGAGCTTTCTTTTTTTTAATAGCCATAACTATTTTTTTTCTCTTTAGTCTTCTTTTTCTTGTTAGAAGTTTTCTTCACTGTTCCTGCTTTCTTTTTAGAGGAACCCATTTTATATCCTTTTCCATATCCGGGCATAATATTAACTCCATTCGTCGGACTCTAGTAACTCCAGTATTGTCCCGTAGTTCTCGATGTCCTTCGCTGTATCAATCATACTTTCCTCTATAACCTCTGGCGATTCCTTGGTCTCTATCCTTTTCCAAGTTAGGTTCATCATGCGTTGAAGTTTATCATTGAGACGAAAACCCACGCCAAGAATGTTCAAATCCTTCTTATCCCACGCTGCTATATTCTTGCTCCCATAATCACTTTGTTTTTTATCAAACAATAGTAAATTATCTATTTTACACTTAAGTGCTTTCTTGGCCATCGAGGTTTTCAGGCTTAGTGCCTGCGACATTATCCCCGCGATGAATGTTGTGCTCGGCTTGGTTTGCATCGCCGTGAGCGTTTTCATTATTGTTTCCCTCGCCTGCTCCGTTGTCAGGCTCTCCTCCTGTGATGTTGACTTGTTTTGGGTCATTAATTTGAATTGGTGTAACTACTTGTCCAGCCGCAAAGCTTGCTTTCTTTTTGGCCTCCTCTGGCTTTATCTGTTTGGCATTTACCATATTGCTACAGATTTTAGCTGACTCTGTTAACTGCTTTGAGACCTCAACCGCTTTACTTATAGCTGTTAGTTTAACTGTCTCGTCATCTGACTCGTATGCTATATCTGCCGCTAGTTGCATTAAGGGTTCAAGCTTCTCTGCTGATAGAAATACATATCCTATACTGGTCTTAACTACCCCTTCTTTTTCTATAAAGTCACCGAGCTTTTTAAGCTCTCCATACTTCTTTCTTTTAAGAGCCACTAATCCTGTCTCAGCCGCAGCTTGTTTAGCTTCTTTTTGTGAAAACAAACCTTTTGTAGGCTTTACTTCAATAGGGCTACTATCAGGAACATCTACAGTTCCTCCATCAGGTATTACTCCAGTATCACTCATTCCATCCAAACTCTAAATCATTGTCTCTAGCCCAGCATGTTGCATCTTTATATTTTGTTTTTAATGGCATGTAACACATACATCCTAAATCTGGTTCTTCATCACTACCGCAAGTCTTTCTCTTGTGGTTGAATATCGGACACTGCCAGCACTCTCGGTACCTCGCCAGCCTTGTGATCGAGTCCACCGTTTGCGTGTAAGGCATCCCGAAGATTGACCACCACATCAACTGGCCCCCTGTTCTCAGGATGTTTGGCAGACACTTGGCGAGACCTAATAAATGGCACAAGGAAATGCCCCCCCGCAGTGCGACTGTTGCGAATGCCCCCGCACGGGATAGACGCTTGCGATATGAACGAACGATAGACATCTAATAATTTTCCTTTCAGTTTATAAATTAGCTTAGCTACATACTTGCAATAATCTGCTGCTGACAACTTACTTCTCTTTTCTTTCTCTGCCTTTATGGTGCTCGCCCACCACTGTTTTTTAGGAGCCACCTCTATCGTCCAATAGATGTGATCGTCCTTGAATGCCAGCAGTCTGGTGTTGCTCATCTCTGCCCAAAATCCTTTGTCCTGTGCTATCTCTACACACGCTTCATGGCTCTTACCTTTGAAGTCTTGACCGATTGTTTTGAACTCATCATGAAGCCCGTTCTTCCAGTTAGCTCGGTATGGGATCGGATAAATTTCTGCAAATCCTAGATCAATAGAATCATGCTTATTGACCATCATTTCTAGCATCTGCTCTTGCATAACCTCCCATACCAACTTCATCTGCGGCAAACTGATAACTCCTGTTTCTGCTATGTTTTTCAGGAGTTTTTCATTGTTTTGCATTTTTTTTTAAAAAGTCCTTGCCGCACTGTGGTCTAGGTGTACTCTGACCCGTGCAGAGGGTGTCTGCTTCACGCAGGCTAAAGGCTAGGAAGAAGAAGAACAACAGTATTTTATACCCCCTTATGGGCCTATGGCTTAGCTAGTTTCTCGCTTTTCTAGTAGCCGACCTCTGCACTCAGGCCTGCAAGGGGGTCTTTTTTTACAATGACAGTAGATCAACTAAACCGAACGAAGCTCGACCCACTGAGCTTTCGCATATACGCAGCACTGCTCTGTGAAGATGACATGTCCATTAATAGGATGGCATACAGAACAGGAATGACCCGTAAAGCTATCAGCAAAAGATTGCCTTCTCTGATATTAAAAAATCTGATCACCAAGACCAACAAGCGATCCAAGGTCGCTACCTACTCTGGTCTAGATCGTGCTGAGTCAATAGACCCAATAGCTGAGTCAGAAGACTCAAAAAAAGTTGAGTCAATAAACTCAGTTACTGAGTCACAAGACTCAAGTGTTGAGTTAGAAGACTCAAGTATTGAGTCAAGTAACCCAACTCAGGACATTTTTATCGGCGGAATGGGAGCAACTGCGGCCAAATTCTCTTAACACATATATATATATATATATATTAATATATATTAACACAAATTAACATCTATAATAATATTATATAACTAACGAGGATGCAGAGGTTAAATAATAAAAAGCTAGACCACCTAGAAGATTACACGGCAGAGAGAGGTCTCATAGGCTGTGTCCTTCTAGACCCTCAAATTTTAGACAAACTTCTTGCAGAAGAAGACAGGCCTTTGAATCTTTTCACAGATCCTATCTGCAAGAACCACATGCTGGTGATACTTGACCTATACGACAAAGATCGTCTGATTGATAAAGTCACCATCAATAAAAAGTTTATCGAAAATAATATTCATCAGAATATTCAATTCATTGATGAATGCGAAAACATCACACCCTCTTCAGTTAACTGGTCTTACTATCTTGAGATCCTTCAAGAGAACAAGATGAAGAGAGAAACAAAATTATTATGCGATGAAGTATCATCAAGGATAGCACAAGACCCCAGTGCTGAGCCAACAGGTGTCATAGAAGAGCTTTTTGAAAGAGCCGAGGGTCTGTGCAAGGTAAGAGATAAAGAAACGTCTGTAAGAGCGTATACTGACATTCGTAAAGATACCGTTGAATTCTTTGAGGACTGCTTCAATCGTAAAGGTAGCATCAAGGGAATTACAACTGGACTTCATCACCTAGATGAAATGATTTCAGGACTCAACAAAGGAGACCTAAATATCATAGCTGCTAGACCTAGTGTTGGTAAAACTTCCCTTGGATTATGTATCTCTGATGCAGCCGCAGCCAGAGGTAATACTGTACTATTCTTTTCACTAGAAATGACAGCCGCTCAACTACAAATGAGATCCATATGCTCCGAGATGAATGTGGATTATCGTGATGCCCTTAAAGGCAATCTCACCAATGACGATATGAAGAAAATACAAGTAGGTATTGATGTCATTGGTAAGAGACCAATCTTCGTAGATGATAGCGGCACCTGCACTATCCATAACATAAAATCTAAATCGAAAAGACTTAAACGAGATGTAGGCATAGACATGATTGTTATCGACTATCTACAGATAATTTCATCATCAAAAAAATTTGAAACTAGAGCTCTAGAAGTAGGATACTGGTCATCTCAATTAAAGGCTCTAGCCAAGGACTTAAACGTACCAGTAGTCTGCCTATCACAACTATCCCGTGCTGGCACCATTAACGAACGTAAACCTAGACTAACTGACCTCAGAGATTCAGGTGCAATAGAACAAGATGCAGACCTAGTAGTAATGTTACACAGGGATAATGACATTGACATGTCAGAAGGAAGACCATACCCATTGTCTTTAATAGTTGCCAAACAGAGGAATGGCCCAGTAGGGGAAATTAACATTGAGTTCGTCCCAAAATATACAAAGATGAGAGACGCTTCCCCTATTCATGACATTCCCGTAGACAGCTATGGGAACTCGAAATAACAATAAACAGAATGGCACTATAGCTGAATGTATTGTTACCGCTGAATTAATTAAAAGAGACTGGTTCGTCTCTACCCCAGAAGGTGATTATGCTCCATACGATAGGATAATTACAAAAGGAGACTTCACTCACAAGATTCAGGTCAAATCTTCAAACACTTTTAATCACCCAAAAGGCCTATTAAAGGCTTACAAGTGGACACTAAGAGGAGGACACGATAAACGTACTATACACAAACGGTGTGATATAGATTTTTACATCTTTGTAGGCATGTTAACAATGGACTTTGCCATCACTCCATACGATGCAATCTATGGTTTGAAAACAATATCAATCAACATTGATAATAAAGACAACTCAAAATGGGGAATGTATCTTGATGCTTGGGGTCTGCTAGAAAATAAAGGCTTCAACGATGTCATTTAGCAGCACTAATTCGCTTAGCCTGCTGTATAGCTTTCTTAATAATATTAACAGCCCCTCTGTTACCTAACTTGACCACCTTTTCGAGAGCTAACTCTAGTTCAATTATTAAATCCGCCATAGCTCAGACAGCCTATCAACTAGGTGCGTACCCTAAAAGTCGTTTCTAGAAATTGGCTTAAAGTCGCGCAAGGCCATATACATATACATACACACACATGGGGCATACCCCCGCTCCCACCCCCTTGTTCACTCACAATACTACCCCTACTGATTACCAATAACTTAACTTTTTCCCAATCAGGAAAAGGTCAGAGAGTTGAAGGGGGATATTGCACTTATGGAGAGACTGATCCCCCCCTTTGATCTGGTTCGGGGAAAGGTTCAACCGATACAAGATATGAAAACAAAAACTAAAATATCTGGTGCGACAACTAGTCGCAGAAACGCAAACGCCGAAAAGCCAAAAGCTGAAAAGCCAAAAGCAAAGGCCAAGCGGACTCGCAAGCCAAAAGGATTAACTCCAATGGAGTTGAAAGAGATGGCGGTTATAAATGCTCGTATGCAATCAGACCCAAAAGGTATGAGATTGTTTAATGCAATCCCACCAACCTCAAAGGCAGGTGCAATTGATGCAAATACTCGGAGGTCCTTTATTGCATGGAAACTAGATTGCAAAGTTGAAGACCTCACTGGCGACCAAGCGACTAACGAGGCAACAAAACTTGTTAAGCAGTTGCGATTATATCGCGCTGAATTGACAGTCGAAGTTGTTTCAAAGCAGAGAGAAGATGTTTCAAAGGGCAAACTTTCCCAAGAAATCCGATTGGATTTTTCAGGAAATATTGATAATCCCGATGGCATCTCACTTACTCAAAAAGTAATCACTAAAAAGACTGGTTTTACTCAATCAGACCTTTTCAGGAGATTAGACAAGAAAACGACAGGAGCGGATAAATACGTTCTGTAAGTTTCCTTGAACATCATTACCCCCCGCGAAAGCGGGGGGTTTTTTTATGCCCTAATCAGATCATATTTTTTTTGTTCTTTTATAATTCAAACGTCATTGCATCCACCATTTCGGACAGTTCGGACAGTTGCGATGACATTTGAGTTATGCGTAAGAGATATGCAAAACAAAAAGCTAGTCGCAAGTCAAAGCGACAGAGCAAGGTGACAGGTCAAATGACAGTTACCGATAATGGCACAAGGTACAAGGTGCAACGATTAGCTGTAGACGTTGGTGATCTTTATGATCCCAAGCGTCAATTGCCTAATGGTTGGCGTAGTTGTGTCGAGCTTGGCAATCACTACAAAGCTGCCAAGCAAGCTGCGAGATATATGCGTAGCAAATAACATTAGTGGGCAGGGTTCATTCCCTGCTCACTTTTTATTGGTTGTCATTAGTATTGTTATCCAATCCTAATGACAGTCAATAGACTGTACAACCTGCTAGAAAGAGACAGTAGCAGAGTCGAATACAATTGAGGTGTGACAACATCCTTATTAATGGATCTCTCAATTGGTCTTCACGTTATATTTGATGGTATGTAGATATCTATGTTCCGATCTGGGGTTCTCGTTTACGAGGGCTGAAACATACGCAAGTGTCGTAATGAGCTATGACAATGGCATCCTGCGAATAATTACAGGTGGACAGCAAGCTTTGCTTGTTGCGTCCAGTTA